TATTTTCAATGAATTTTCTTTTGTGCTTTACATTCTTAGGAAATGTTTCTCTTTGCCCACTTCTATTAATACCGTATGGCGGGTCAACAATTGCCAAATCAAAAGATTTATCACTTTGGGATTGCATAAACTCCATGCAATCCCCGTTTATTAATGTTATGTTTCCACATTTTTCAATTTTCATCTTTATATCCTCCCGCTTTTGTAAAATAACCTATTACGCCAATTATAAAGCAAACAATAAATAGTTCCATATTTAAAACTTCATGTAGTTATCAACTTGCATTTCCTCGGAAATCATCCGGTCAAATGCTTTTATAATCTCCTTTTTCCGGGCAACCTCAAACGCCGTAAAATCAATTTCCGGGCTTTCGGTTCCTTTTCGGCGAACTTGAAATGCCGTATATTGGTTTATCATTCCACGGGCTACACGCTGCATATACCGGGCAAACGCTTCTTTTCGGTCGTCCTCTTTAACTTGTACATCATCAGCCAACCCGCATTTTTGCAACCATTCATACAAAAACATATCATCAGTTAGCCACAATATTAATTTCCCGGTGTATTTGTAGCAAAGGAAAATATAACGGTTCCGCCATTGTCTTTGTATCTCAAATCTCCGGATTTGCTCCGGCGAAATTTCATTGTTTTTTTCCGGTATAGCTTTGTATGCTTTGTTAATTACATCTGTCTGCTTTTGCTTGTATGCTTTCAGAATCTTTGCAAAGTAATCGGCGTTGAACTGTTGATAATGGTTTTTGTCCGGATTCCCTTGTTTATCTTTCGGCAAATATTCGTCTAACTCTCCGGTCGTCGCCAATTCAAAAGCCATCTTAATATCAGCCAACGTCATATCTGAGTAATAACGTTTCAGAATATCCAACAACCGGGATTGTATATAATTCCAATCATTTTCATTCTGTGGTATTATATAACCAACGTCCATTGCTATACGCTTAAACAACAACGAAAGATTTTCAACTAATTTTGCATCGTCAATTTCCGCAATTGGTGTTTTTGTTGACGCTGCGAAAACATATTTTTCAACTGGGTTTAATGCTTTGGCAACCTCCGGCAATTGCATCATTCTACGGCGTACTTCAATGGCTTTTGTTCCGGGCTTGGTATTATATATTTCTAACGCCGTATTTTCTTTTTTTTCAATTGCTCCCATATCAATCAAAATCATTGTTTAAATACTTCATCATATCCGCAATTTCTTTGCTGATTTGCTGCTCTGTCTTTACGGAACGTTTCATTTTTTCCCATTTTTCGTATTTTTCGGGGGTTGAATCATATTCTAACGCCGCCCAACCTTTTGAAATGCTTTCTTTTATCAGAATCAGCGCAAATTCTTCCGGGTATTTACTCAAACCATTTAAGTTTGCTTGTATCGCTGAAAAACTCTTTTGCGACGTTCTCCATTTCGGTTGACACATCAAAATATAAAAGTTCCGTTTAAATTCATCGCTATCAAATGGGAATACAAGTTTTGCAAAGTAATTATCAACTTTATCAATTACTTGTTTTCTGACGTCCAACAATTCCGGGGTAAACCCATAAACAATACTTGCTTTAACTGTTTTTTCTTCGTTTGAAAAATTGTCTTGTGAAAATCCGTCCGGATTTTCTTTAGATGCTTTAGCATCTTTCTTTATATTATTATTTATATTATTATTTATATTATTTATATAGGGCGGATTTTTTTCCGCTTCCACGGGATTTTTTTCCGCTTCAACGGAATTTTTTTCCGCTTCCACGGGATTTTTTTCCGCTTCAACGGAATTTTTTTCCGCTTCCACGGGATTTTTTTCCACTTCAACGGAATTTTTTTCCGCTTCAACGGATTTGTAAACGGTTCCCCAATCTCTTAACATTTGCGACGGGGTAAAACAAACGTGGTTGTCAATCTTTATTATTTGAATCAATCCCAAATTTTCCAAATTCTTATAAAGCCGCCTTAATGTATCAACTTTATTTGGTAAAATCGGGCAATAAACAGATATGTTTTTATAATCTGCCATGTAATACGGTTTCCCGGCGTATTGTATTGGATTTTGCGCCAACAAACCAAAGAAACATGACGCTAAAATGCTTTCCGTTGGGTTTAAATCTAAAACCCTTGAACGTACTAAATCTAAAATTAAATAACTTCTTTCGTTCATAGAATGAAAAAGCCCGTAATCCGGGCTACCACACACCGGGAAACGGGCTTTGTGCTAATATTAGCAAATATCTTGCAAACGGTGGTAGTCGTTTGTTTATGCTGCAAAAATAGATGTTTTTTTTGAATTATCAAACATTATTGGTTAATTCTGCGATAAAGCCCTTAATATTTTGCTTTCTTATATGTCCTTTTAATGCCCTCCCCTCAGAGAATACTGTATAATAGCCTAATCTATTCCATGAAACTACGTTGTTAGTCCTATTTTCCAGATGTATATAGGTTCCACCCTTAGAATTTAAGTCATACAAAAACCGGAGTAACCTTATAGCTTCCTCCTTATCCCCAAGGTAAACAGTAATATACTTTTGATATATATTACTAGTTTTAAGCATAATGTAATAATGGTCTATACACCCATTCACCTTTGCAGCGCACAATTTTTGGTTCCCAAGGTCTGTTACTTTCAACGTTTCAACCTCTACTACAGTTTGGGCATACACGCTTACACACATTACTGATATCACTAAAAACAAAATAATTTTCTTCATTCTTCTATCAATTTTATTGGCTTAAATGCTTCAGTTACTTTACGCAAATTCCCCTCGCTTTCGTTCGGAACAATGGAAACGACCGGATAACGGGAACGGTCGCCGGGCTTTTGAGAGACGGCAAATTGTACGTTCATATCCCAAACTATACCCTTAACAAATCCCCGTTCCTGCAACATGGCGTCGAACGTGTCTCGGATATTTGGAATTGTTGACGCCGTACCCTTTGTTACGAACTGCCAAACCCCGGCAACCCCACGAACCAACGGAACAATAAAAGTTACGGTTAACGTTACAATCCATCCGTCGCCGCCATTCTTAACAGCCCGGTTTGGGTGTTTTTGCGCAACGCCTGCCATTAAATCGGGATAATCCTTTGTACTATATTGACAATATTGTTTTCCGTTCCATACAAAGAACGTTTCTCCGTCGCCGTATGCAACCAATTTACCCGCATCGTCCCTATATTGATATTCTTCCCGGCATGACTTTTCTGGTTCATCATAGGCAAATACTATTTGTATTGTTTGCGGCTTCTCTCCGTATGCTTTCTTAAATAATCCTGCATATTTCCCGGTGCTTACAAAATAATCTATACTTTTAGGTAATCCCTTTTCATCTTTTACGCCAACTTTTATTTTCCCAATTATAGGTAATGATATTCTATTTATTGGTTCATTACGCATTATTCTACCTTTCATTTTTTCCTCCTTCTTTTATATATCAATTTCAGTATTCAACAAATCTTTCTTTGTCACGGGTTCCGGCTTTTTAGGCTGTTTTTCTTCGATTTTAGCCGCTTTTTCTTTTTTTGGTGTAATTGTACGTTTTGCGGTTTTCTTTTCCTTGACGGGCTTGTTTCCCGCCGTTTTTGCCGTTTTTCGTGTGGTTCTCTTTACGGTCTTGGTTTTCTTTTCCTCCGGTTCCGGTTGTGGTTCGGGTTCCGGGTCTTTCTTCAAATCCTCAACGGTAACGGCTTTTTCCGGTTCCGGCTTTTTCTTTTCCGCCGGGGCTTTGCTTTTAACAAGTTCCGCCAACGTCAGCGAAACAATATTGTTTGTCAAATCCGGTTCGTTATCCAATGATATTTCCCCGGAAACCGCCGTAAATGTATTATCCCGTTTTTCGTCCTCAATTGCTGCCAACTCCAAAAGATACAGGATTTTCTTTGCGTTTGGGCTGTCGGTTTGGTCTTTCAAATTGTACGTCGGTTTCTTTCGCCAATCTTTCGGGCTGAAATTGAAAACACGGTCAATCGGAATATCCGGGAAATTTTCGTTCCACATCATCGCATATAAATGCAACTGAATTTCCGCTTCTTCGTAAAATCCTTTGCGCCCGCTTTTGAAATCCACAATTGCGTTTATGTATTCTTTTGAACCGGGCTTTGCCAACATCGTACACGGTAAATCAATCATTCCGGCGTAATTATAAACGGGGTGTACCAATGCAATTTCAACGGCTAACGGCTTAACGTCATAATCCAAAACAAATTGCGCAAATGCTAATATATCCTTTTTGAAATCATCAGCGTAATAAATGAAATCGGCGGGCAATTTGTTGTTATCAATATAATCTTTCAATTTGTCTTTCAGTCCGTCCAAATCATAAAAGCGGTTAATTATAAGTTCCTCAAATTGGGCGTGCATAAATGTACCATACGCCGCCCGTTCTGCTTTGTATCGTTCCGCCTCGTCAATACCTTTGTCGGCAATCCATTTTATCAGAAACGGCGATTGCGGCATTGTCTGCGACAAAATGGTTGTAACCGACGGATAAAATTCCGGCGTACCGTTGTCGTCAAATTTGTAGTAATAGCGGTGTCCTTTGCTGTTTAGCTGCCAAACCTTATACGGCGGTTCAATCAACGCACCATCAAAAAACATTGCTGTCATTTCCTCAACACTCATTCCGGGGATAATTTCAAACGCTCCGGCTGGCTGTTCTATTTCCACCGCATCCATTCCGGGGATAATCTGTTGTTCCTCGTTAATTTCGGGGAATTTATCTGCTGGCAATTGTCCCATTGCATCAGCCATTTTTTTAACCGCATTTGTTACCCCACTAATTGCATTTACAACGCTTTCTTTCGGCGTTTCCTGCTTTGTTTTTTTCGCTCTCATATTATTATTTTTTTTCGTTATATGTAATATATGTTGCAACCCCAAACATTCCGGCAAACAGAAAATGGGCATAATTCCAAAATCCGGCAATAAAGCAAATTGCGCACATTATGCCGAACGACCATGTAAAGAACTTGTTTTGCCATTCGTCAGAAAAAACAACGTCGGTCATTTTCTCTATTCTTCCAACTATCCTTTTCATTTCTTAATCCTCCAATCCAAACAGATAATCGGCGGAACAACCGCACATTTCACAAATTATTACTACCCATTCCGGGACAATCCGTTTGGTCGTGCCGTTACATAAATTCGTCATGTTTACCTGTTGTGCGCTCTCGCTTGCACCCTCAAAAAGACGGGCGGCAATGTCTTTTTTCAAAACCTTTTTCCCGTTCGCCTCGGAACGGGCGATTGCTTCGTTTACTCTTAATCTCAATGCCATAACTTTAATTTTTATTGTTAATAACTCGGTTCGTTACTCTCTTTGTATCCGCAATGCGTACACGTTGTTTCCTCCCAAATTGGGGTATATTCCGGGGGCGTAATATATCCGTCCCCGCCTGTTTGCTTATATTCGCCGTCCGTAACCTCCATTTCGCCGCCACACTCCGGGCAATCCCCGTCGCCAATCAACACACATTCCAATAATGCGTCCAAATGTACCGATTTTACAACGTTGATACCAATTGCACGTATAACCCCGGCAATCTCAACAACGGTAATATCCCGTTCGTAACAATCGGAAATCGGGCAACCCCAATTGTCCGGCGTTTCCTCAATTATTTTTTTATTGAGTAATTCCGAAACGATAATGTCGGATACCTGTTTGGCGGGTTTCCCGGAAAGGGTCGCCAACTCGTTTAATTCTTTGCTTTCTTTTACTCTCATATCTTTGCCGGGTATTCCCCCCGGTAGGTTTTATTTTTCTTCTTTATACAAAATTCCCTTATATGGTTTCCCGGTATCGACACTCTTTTTTATCAAATGTCTGTACATACCCCGCTTTTCCGCATCTATATAATTGTCAAAACGAACACATTCTTTCCCGTCCGCTCCATATCCGACTATTTGGCAATTATATTTAATTTTATTTCGCCTTGCGGGTTTATAGTTCATATTTTCCTTTTGCGTACACCAACGTAAATTGTCTGCAAAATTATGATACTTAACCCCGTCGATATGGTCAACGTATGGTTTGTTTTCCGGGTTCGGGATGAAAGCCGCCGCAACTAATCGGCTAACTTGAAACTTCGTATTTACTCTGTTTTTTGATAAAGTAACACATAAACCGGACGTTGCGGGTTTACAAGGCGTCAAAATTATATTGCTATCTAATGACTTTATACGCCCGTAATTGCTTACTTCATATAACCCCTCATAGTCTTTTATTTCTTTCCAAATTTCCATACTACTAATTTTATTCTGCAAATATAAATATTATTTTTGGTTTTGCAAATGCAATAGTATTTCATTTATCTATTTTCCAAAAATATATCTTTGTTTCTAAAATCATTTTTGCGAGGTGCGTTGGATAATCGGATTTTTAATCTACCTTTGCAATACCGCATTACCAAATATTGCTCTCGGTTACTGCGTAAAATTCCCCCGGTGCATATTGATTTATGACGCCGGGGGTCTTTTATTTCTTTCTCTGATAATATAACCATTTGTAAATTTCGCCGAAATATCCGGTTTCCAATACTGCTTTTCGTATGGTCTTTGCGTCGTACTCGCCAAATGTTACGTACTTATATATTGACGGGTTTTCATGCAATGCAAACTCAAACGTTATATCAATATACACGTCGCCAACCTTATTGAAAGCATGGTCAATTGGTATTGGAACATTCACTTTACCCTCGCAATATTGAAACCTATCCGGGAACGCCTCGCATAACAAATGGGCGTTCCGGTAACATTTTTTCGGCTGCGGTTTCAAAACGTGCTGTATATACTCCAATTCGTAATCACTCAATACATCAGCCGCCCGGACGATTTTCACGGGCTTTGCGGCTTTTAATAAGTCTTGGAAATACGTTTTTTGCTTTTCATGCAAAGGTAATTCCAATATCATTTCAATTTCTTTTATTATTTCGCTTTCCATATAATTTGTTATTCCGTCCATTCCTCAATATACATTTCATACGCTTCTTGGCAACAACGCCCCTCACAACTTATATATCCATTTGGGACGCCGTGGATTCCTTGGCTGTTTGTTAATTTTGATTTTTCCAAATTTGATAATCATAATAAGATTAAAAGCACATATATTCCCCGCATACCTTTGTAACCTTTTCCGCCCATGGACATTGTTTCTTTGCTTGGTATCTGCTTTCGGTCTCAACAAATTTTGTTCTCATAATGTTCTCATTTTATTTTCCCTGGGAACCCGCCCGGTCGGTGTTTGTCATACTTTGAAAGATTTTGGCTTTATAGCTTCATTTAATCGGTTACCGAACCATCATTTAACCCTTTGTAGATACCGTTGCTTACTTTCTACTCTTACGAACTTAATCTTTCAACAGTCTTTTTGCATTTTGGTTAGACTGTGGGGTCTTTCGTTGTTTGACACTGCAAATATACGCATAACATTTTAACTACCAAAATTTTTTTTTTTATTTTTCAAAAAAAAAACAATAAACCCGGAACGTTATACATTCCGGGCATAAATCAAAACAGCCTCATTTGTTTATCTGTTATTTTAGCAACAATTGCATCAACTTCACTTTCTAACCGTTTACACGTTTCCAATATTTCCGGTCTGCGTTGGGCAAAATATCTGCGTTGGTTATGACGCATTTGTCGGATTAACTCGGCGAACTCTTCCAACGTTATTTTTCCCGGACTTTCGACTTGCGGGGTTTTTTCTTCTTCCATGTATATTTTATCTATTTTGAAATTAAAATCGCTCTACGGGGCTAAAACAAACGTTCGTGCATGTTGCTTGGTAAATTCTGACGCACCCAACCGGGGTTGTTGCGCAAAATGTATCGTCCAAAGTGCATTATCAACGTAGCGTCGGCGTTCCACAATGTCGGTTTCAATTCCGGGTACAAATTCCCGGCAATCTCTTTGTATCTGCGTTTTCGCTCGCTCTTTTCCTCCTTTTTCCGGCTTATCTTTGCCCGCAACTTCAATTCGTTTTGCCATTTCATAGGATGCGCCATAACAAACGGAATGTCGCAAACTGAAATGATTGCTTTCAACTGCTCAAAGTTTGCCATCATCTTTTGTATTCGGTACAACTTTCCCATATTGACGCCATCGGCACCCGGCGTTATATCATCCGGGCGCACACTTAGTTTTTCAAGAAAAACAATTGGCGAACATATTGTTTTCAAATGATTCAAATAATCTCTTATGTCGTTTATATCCTCCGGCATTTTTATGGCGGTTATATTGTGGTTTGGTCGCCATGTTACAATACCGCCATTGCTTCCCGGGTCAATTCCCACTACTGCTGAAATTCTTATATTTTTTTCCATATATAACCTCCCGCTTTCTTTGATATCCCTTTTATATTATTTGAAATAGATGTTATAATTTTCATAATTAAAATAAAACTTGCTGTCTTTGAAACTCAATTAATCTTTTCTTTGCTTGTTCATAATAAACCGGGTCTTTTTCAATTATAGTTAAATCAAAGCCCAATTTATGTGCGGCTATTGCATGGCTCATACTCCCGCCGTGTGTATCCAATATTTTTTGTCCGGGTTGCGCATAATGCAATAAAACCCATTCATATAATTTTATTGGTTTTTTCTGTTGGATGGAACGTCTTTTGTTTAAGTAACTCAACTCTATTAATAATAATTCTACGTAATGCCCTATCAAAAGAAGTATATGCCAATTCGCCATCACTCATTGTTAGATTTTGTCCCTTATCCCAAAATATCCATCCCATTGTAGGCTTTAGATATTGAACAAAATAATTTCCTCCAAAAATTACTTGATTTTCTGATACACGAAATAAATTATCAAAATAATCTTTTCCGGGAATTTTATTGTCCCATCCTCTATTTTCAATGAATTTTCTTTTGTGCTTTACATTCTTAGGAAATGTTTCTCTTTGCCCACTTCTATTAATACCGTATGGCGGGTCAACAATTGCCAAAT